ACTGAATATGCCGGTTGTTCATTTCGTTGACGGTTTCGATCTGGTCAAGCTCCCGGCGTTCAGCTATGCGGCGGTTCATATCCAGCAGCTTATTCTGCCAATGAAACTTCGCGGAGTAATTCTGAAGCGTCTTAGCACCTACGCGCAACCCTGCGGCAAGGCATATTGCGTGCAGTTTCGCAAGAGAACGGTCTTCCCCTAATGAATGATAAACAACAAACAGGGCTTCGGACTTTTCGCTTTGACGGATCTCCCTGCTGCGTTTGGACTTGTTGGGTGTGTTGGCCATAGGTATCTCCCCCCTGAATGCTATGCCCACCGGCTTTACAATGTCAAGACCTACCGTGATCGTGACAGTGATTGAACCGGTCGCTTGAACCTGATCCGTAAACAAAAAAAGACGGCGCGGACTACCACCGACGAAACGTGATTGAGCACCACGCCGTTAGCAATAATCCGCGCCTCTCGCGGTTCCCGTTGAAACAGGATAATCAAAGTTTGGGCAGCTTTAGCTGAAGCGATACGGGTAGCATTAACCTGATCGTCCTGTAAACGTCCAGCCATTCCTTCAGTAGGATCTCCATCTCTGCCATAGTAACCTGCGGGTGTTTCTCTCCCGGCATAACCCGCATAACCTTAGCGGTCGTGGTAGCGGCCTCGCCCAATTCCTTCAGGACGTTGACCAGTTGGTTGTACCTGCGCCACGATCCTACACCCAAAAGGAACATAACGACCGTGATCACGATTGCAGCGATTTCCAGTGTATCCATTTATTTCTCCTTCCACTTCGGATAATATGCGCCGGGCCATTCCATTTTAGCTGACGGCAAAACCTCGTTGAGATTGACCGGGCCGACAAAGCAAAGTTCAGTAGCGCAAGCGGCCTCGGCCAGTTTGGTGTTGGTGAATACGCCTTGAAGTTCCCACTGATCAGGCGCATTAACGGCAGCTATCTTGCCGACTATCAATAGTTGCACCATCAAATCCCTCTCCTTCATCAAGATATCGCTCCGGAATACCGGCTAATGTTAGAACGCATCGCCGTTCGATAACGTCCGGGATAGTAGCCCAGTAGAACCCCGCAACGTGCCACTTGAACCAGCCGGTATGTTCAAACATAAATCGCTGCGGCATAAATACTACGCCTTGAATATGCAGGTGGCACCGCTGACATAGCGCGGCGAGGTTCCAAAAAGCGCAGTTGCTTTTATCCCCGTCCAGATGGTGAACGGTCAGTGTATAGCCCGCCGCCGGTTCGTGCGGGTGTCCGCATCTTTCGCAACGCCAGCCCCAAAGAACCTTGACTGCGATGGCGATCGCGGGCCAGTTTTCCGGGTATTCACCAGTTCCTTTCAATAAAACCCCCCTTCTTCAATACCTCGCCAAGCCGCCGTTCTGCCTCGATGTTCTGCCTCGCTGCACTATACACTTTCCCGATACTATCCCCAAGCGACAGAAACGCATTCGCGGCCTGTTCCATCGTTAAAAAGAATTCATCATGAACGACTCTCACTTGCCGATTGAGGTTGGCCATCTGTACTGCCGGCGAATTGCGGTCGGGGTGGTACTGGAAAGGAACGTGCGCCGGGTGAAGGACGCGCGGCTTATTTATCATCAGTGGACCCTTGTGCCGTCTGACGCTCTATGACTTTCCCCCGGATATACTTCGGCAAGCGCATCAATTCCTTGACAGTCCAACCGGCATACTCCGAAAGCGTCCAGATCGTTTCACATTTGCGGCAGATAATATCATCAGGATATCCCTGCTTGGTTTCGTATTCGTGCTTGCAGCGTTTTGTCAATTATTCCCCCTTACCAAATATCAGGTGGTCGCAGTTGGCTTCTGCGGAATTGACCTTAGCTATCTTGGCAAGGCAGCGCTTACAGGTGACATCGCGGCGCGTGAATATCCATTCGGTCTGATACCGAAAAGAATCCTTGACGATATCGACCCCGCAGATGGTGTGATTGACTGCGGCAATATCTACGGCGTGAACCTTTGGATCGCTGACCAACGGGTGCCCATCTGCAACCCGCTTATAATAGACTAACTCCAATTCCGTTTCCATTTTCTACTCCCACGACATTGCGTGATATCCTTCCGTGTCCTGATCGATCAGGTGGCCCGCGTCCGGGAACGCGGCGTTGGGTTCGAATAGCTTGATCACTGGCCGCGACAGCTGCACCTTCCCGCCTTCTACCCCAAGATCGTGAACCCCAACGATCAGGTTGTAAGCGTGCGAGTGAATTTCCCCGTCAGCTTCTGTCCACGTACCCCACGTTTCAAACAATCCGTTCATCCCCTTGTAGTCAAACGGGCAATCTGCGCGGGCTTTCTTGGCGTAATCGTCACAATCGCAGTAATCCACTATGTAAGAATCTCCCGGGATCACCAAGGTCGGTGCGATTGCTTCCCAGTTCTTGATAGTGGTCAATGCCACCATACGATCCGGCGCTGCCTTCCGGTTGTAGATCAGTCCGTGATCGCGCAGCAGCAGTTCCTCTATCGCCTGCCAAGAATAGAAGACGCGCGGGTAACTGGCGGGCTTAACCTCGCGGCCCAGATACTTTTCCATCGGTTTACACATTGGGCAATTTCTCCTTCCAGTAACGCATATCCTCTAAAAGCTTGACGTATTCGCGTTCCTTTTCCTCGGTCATTTTCCTACTCTGCGTTAGCATAGCGATTCGGTCAATAAGACGTTGGCACAACGGCCTTACCGAGCAGGCAGAACAGTCTTTATCACCCGCGCATTCCTCTAAAATGGCGAAGATGTTCATCAGGCGGGGATCTTTCACCGGGCTGGTCGAAGTAATGTATTCATCATTACACGGTTGCAGGTGGATCGTTGGCATCGTGGCCCCCTCGCTTGCAGTTTATTCTAAGGTTGAAACATAGCACCTGAATATCGATTATGATCTGCTCCTTGATGAAGGTGCATACGCTGAAGCTGGCAGGGAAGCTCCACGACAGCCACGTTATGCAGCAGGATATGAAAGGTTCAGGACCCATCGTTCACCCCCATAATGATCTGCTTAATTCCCCGGCGTACCTTTTGCATCTTGGCCGGCGGTTCGCCTTTGCGCGGTGGCTTCTGTTCGCAATGACCGTTCCGGCTACTGACCTCGCCCCCTTCCTTCACGACCTTACAAGGTTCGTGGCCTTTCCGTAACGCCGACTTATCAGCCAGTGAACAGTGGGCGCAGTTACTTTCCTTGAACTCGCGGGATCGCGTTTTCGTAATCACTCAGTTTCACCCCCTCTACGATACTTACCAGATCGAAGTCCAGTATCCACAGGTCTATCGCTGCCTGCTTCCAAACTTCCCAGAACTGCCAACCTGTCAGGTGGTGTTTATTCAACCCCTTGATCAGGAAGCCGTGATCATCGCAATACTTGAAACCTTCAAGCTCGTAGTCTTCTTCCGTCAGGTCGCGGGTATTCTGCTTGTAGGCATCGGCAACCAGTAGGATCTCCGCGATCTTCTTGCCGTGGGCGTAAGGTAAATGATCCCACGCATCGACGGTCATACCCACCTTGAACTTGGCGGCGTACTGATCTACCCACTGCCGGCGGGTGCGCTTCTTTACGTTGGCCAGCACCGGCGCGGTTGTCCACCCGAAACTAATCAGCATCAGCAGCCCCCTTCGGATTGCACTGCGGGCACGGCATATCCGTTCCCATCGTTATGCCGGCGCGCCAAGCCCGGCGGCGTTCTGCCCGGATACTATCAGCGACCGCGATAAACCTGCGGCATTGACAGCGCTGGCAAACCTTCACGGTGCGCCGCACTTCAATCTTGGATAGAACCTGCCGGCTGGTAACTGGTTGCGACCTGAGTCGCTCCGCATATTGCTCTTTCGATAGCGGCCAGTACCCGCCACCGGCAGCGATCACGTAAACCTTTGAACTACCTTGATCCATAATTCCCCCTCGTCATTCTCTCGAGGCGCAGAACTCCGTGGTGATATGCCGCGATCGCAATGGCATCAGTGATATGATCCGGCAACCCACCGGGCAGCGCGGGAAACCGCCAATGCACGATGTTTGCTACATATTCCTTGTCAGCCATCGCAAAGCCGGTAATCGCCGCCTTCCACGTATTAGGGCTATATACTCCAAGCGGATACTTGGCAGCTTTTGCCCACTGTTTGACTGCCCGGACTACCACCTGAAGGTGCGCCGTGTTGCACTTCGGTGCCCGGAATGCGCGCTCGATAGCGATCTCGTTTATTCCTTCTGATTCGCAGATATCCATCACCTGCCGGACTACGAAGCCCGCCCGTTCGTGGTATGCCACGGTTTCCGGGCGCCATACTCCATAATCCAGCAGGTTGTCGGAACTGGTCAATATCGCGAATCCTGCTACTGTTGAAGAAGGATCTATTGCCAGAACTTTTATCATCTATTCACCATATGCCCGTACTTCCCTTTCAGGAAACGATCAGGATCGTTCTTGTGGGGCGGGCCTTCTTTCTTCGGTTTCGGTTTCCTGTATTCCCCGTTGGTCAATACGGACGCAATGTATTTCCAGCTTGGGTGATCCGCATTCTTGGCCGTCAGGCTGATTGCTGAAACGATCGCGTTAAACTCATACGACTTCATAGCTTCCTGAAGTTGCTCTGCTATAAGTGGTGTCATTAACGTGCCGGTCGCTTCCTCGTATTGTTTCCTTAGTAGCTGAAACTCAACATCAGTTAAATTTTCTTCATCATCACTATCTGTCGTAGTCTCTGCGCTAATCTCTGAAGTAGTCTCTGGTAACATAGGTGCAATTTGCACTATTGCATTGGTGCAATCTGCTACTATGCAAGGGGCGATTCCGCACTCTCCAAAGTGCGATTCCGCACTATGGGAAATACAGGCGTGGTTCACCCTGTACCAAGTAGTCCTGTCGGTAGGCATCTTGTTGAACCTTTCTACCACCAGCAGGTTAGCGTCACGCAGTTTCTTGAATATCCTCTTGATCGTATCCACCGACCAGAAAGGAAACTGCTCCTGCCATTCCGCATAAGTATTGTACGTCCAATAGAAACCGCCCCGGCAGTTCTTTTTGGTGCGCTCATTCAGGAGCGTCCAGTAGTGGACTTGCTGAAGCACGATTGCCTCGTTCAAGCCCACCACCATCGCCAGCCTCGGACTGACCACTAACGGTTTATCGCCATACAATAACGTCATGCTACCGGCTTGGCTCGGCGGTTCACCTTGCTGGATATTTCACCGGTTCGCTTCAAGAGGTTGGTGATCCCCTGCCCACACTCCGGGCAATGTATGTACCAAGTGCCGGGTTTGTCCGGCATAGCGGTCGGCACATCATAGCCACACTTCAGGCATAAAACCGTGAACTGTTCAGGTGGTGCAACCGTGGCTAGTTCTTCGCGCGGGATATCTACCGTCACGGCCTCGCCTTCGCCGCCGTATGCTTCCGCTACTTCCTCGGCAGAAGTCACCGCATCGGCGATCTGAGCTTCCTCTACTTCACCTTCAAAAGCCCGCGCCGCTTCCGGGTTCATCTGCGCACGGATATCTGCAATCTCCTTGATCGCATCGCACATCATCATCTGGTAGAACAGCCTGAAGTATTCAGTGTCCGGGTAGTGAAAGACGAGGTATTCCGCGATCTGCTCCTTGGTCTTGAGAGTTGCCGGCACAAGTTCCGAGCCTTTCAAAGCCATCACGCAGCATTCAGTAATGCCGTTGCCAAAGTAGGTTTCACCCATCAGGCTCACCCAATAAGGACCATCTGAGTTAACGATATCAACCGTCTTCCAACCGCAGCAGTTCAGGAAAGGATCGTTTCTTACCGGCAGTTCGTCAGGATCACCATCGCCTGCAGGAGCTTCACTATCCCCCCCCATCGTTTCATCTTCCCCGCCGATCGTCTCACCTTCCTCTATCGGTTGAAGGACGGCACCGGGCGCGGCTTCCCCGAATATCTCCCCGGCTACCTCGACTTCTTCATCTTCCCCGGATATCTCGGTGTCACCTTCATCGGTGGTCAGGTCTTCAGTCTCGCCATAGCCGAGCTGCTTGACGAGGTTGGATCCTTCCATCAGGCAGAAGTCCAACGTGGCCTGCTGCGCCTTGAACCGGATATCAACCGGCCCCTGCCGGAAGAAGTTCAATAGCCTGCCGATGTTGAAAGGCTGGACGTTCACTTCTAACGCGATCTTGCAGGTAAGCGCCCCTTCCTTCTTCACGGCCTGAACCGCCACTTCGCTTACGTTCTGAATTGTGATCTCCCCTTTTTTGAAGTTCAAAGTCAATCTCCCTTATTTTATTCGCACTGCCCGACCGGCAATATATTCGGCCAGCAGCAGGTTGACGAAGGCGGGAACGCTTGCCAATCCTAGATCAGCAGCGCGCCCCTTCGCCCGGTCTATTGCCTCTACGGAGATCCGCCAGTTTACCGGCATCGTGGTAGACTTCCGCGCAGTTCGGTTGGTCCTTACGTCAAAGCAAACCAGCAGATAGTTGATAAACTGAGGAAGCGAAGTGAACCCCCGCTGGTCTGCCGACTCCCGAGCTTTTACCAGTAGGTCTTCGCGGATACGCCAATTCACTTGAGACTTGCCGGTAGCAACGCCCCCGCGATTTCTATCCTTCATATACACCCCCTTTTAATTTCCATCATATTACAAGTTGGTAAAGCCGGTGTCAATAAGTTGAAGCTATTTTCTTGCCGGCAGCGTTCAGGTCAGTAATATCTCTCACCGTCTGAACTCCAAGCGTGGTCATTACATCGCCCCGGAGCAATCCGTAGGTGGTATGGCACCACTGGAACAGTTCGCCGGTATTAGCGAAGAACGGTATGCCATCGGATTCGGCTTTAACTTCCGGGGTGGTAGCCGCCTGCTGCGGCCTCGACGCCGTGCTGGTCGTTTGCGGTTGCGGGGCGGGCGTTGAAGTAGCTGCCGGCGCTGCCGGCGGCGTAACCATTCGGTTGATCAAGGTTCGCAATGCCACCCAGTAAGCTACCTCAATCTCTGAACCGGCTTTCTCCCCGGCGTTTGGCGATGGAATACCCGCCCGGATGGCCAGCCCGACTTCCTTCAGTGACACCTGACCTTCTATGCTGATTCGCTCGAGGCGTTGGATCTCCGGATCAGTCCGGTAACTCCCGCCGCCACCGCCACCGCCACCGAAACGCTTTCGCATTATCGGCTGGCCGTCAGCCGTGAAAAGCTGCTGAACTACCCGCCTGATTTCAGGCGTACCTTGGTATTCCCCCATAGAGGTCTCAACCTCTGCGGACAGTGTAGCTTCTTCATTCAGGTCAATCTTCAGGATATGATCGATTAGATCACCCTTGAAAGTCTTGAATGATACCGGGCCATCTACGCCGTCATTTTCCAGCAGATTGCTTACGGCCTTGAATGCAATCATACGACCGGGCTTCTTCCCGTCATTGCCGCCGAAAGCTTTTTCTTCACCCACCCACTTGACGCGGAGCAGGTGCCGTTGGGTTTCCTTCTGGTCAGCCATTTTTATTCTTCCCCCTCTTTCTTCGGTGCCGGCATTGCTATCTGCCGCACCCGGTATCCGACTATTGCCCGGTGTTGATCACACCGGCGGTTGACGCATCTCTTCGCGTCTCGCCTGCTATTGTAGGCCGTCCACTTTAGCGAATGACCGCAGGCCGGGCACCGCTGTTCCACCAGTACCGGATCCCCGCCATCGTCCGGATCTATTGCGATCGGGCAGGTCTGAAGCTGAGGGCAGTTCCCGCAGTCAAACGCAATCTCGTTGGTACATTCAGGCGGGGCAGGTGGCAACGGGGTTACGTTTGCAACCTTCATCGTTTCGGCCTTCATAGCCTCAACGCTTGGATCCGGATCAGGATCAGGCGGTTTCGTAATATCATCGGCCACCATTTTATTCATCTGCTCGGCAGTGACCTTCGGTGCTTCCGGATCTTCGCTGTCTCCCTGTAACGTCAGGCGTTCACAGGACGTAATCACGTTCATACCTTTGTCCTTATGCCATCGCATAATGAATTCATCGGAATGAACTCCGCAGGTTTCCGGGTTGCGAATACACTGATCGCAGATAGTGTCCGGCATCGGTTGTTCCTTCTTGGGATTGGCTGCTCGTTTTGTCAATTTCTCCACCCCTTTGTTAATTCTCGGTATTTACTGCCGGCGATCTGGAAAGCCCGAAACGTAGTGAAGTGATCCGCGAGTTCGTTGCGGGAGAAGATACGTTCATCGGGATATCCGGTCTCTCTATTCAGGCATACGGCGCGGGCTTGATCTATTTGCTGTCCGGGATATAGTTCCTCGTAAGCAATCGTATAAGCGGCAAGCTGAAGGGCTACCGTGGGCCACAAACCTTTGCCCGTCTTCCAGTCCGCGAGAATGAATAGATCCTTGGTATGGCCACGATCTGGCGGCATCAGGCCGGAAGCGTCCAGCGTGCCGGCAAAGCGATACTTCAAGGAATAGACGGTCTGCTCTGCGTTCTGGGCAGTGAAACCGGTTCGTTTCATCCAGCGTATGTAAGCCCGTACTGAGTTCTTGGTCGGCTCCGCGATCGGGCCCCACTCCGGTGGCTTGATCTGCTCACCGCCAATGATCCGTTCCACTATTGCGTGGGCATCGCTTCCGATGATCTGAGTTTCGTTCTTGATCTGCTCGGCTTTAGCGGTGCCGAGCTTGCCATACCACGCCGTAAGTTGTGGCTTGCTGATGATATCAAGGACGGTGGAAACTGACGGCAGATAAACATCGTGGCCAGCTTCCGGGTCGAAAACCTTGTAAAAACGTTCACCGCCTTTTTCTACCCGGTTGGGACTCATTGCCATATTTAACCCCTCTTGGAAGGGACTTGCTCGGAATAGATTTCAAGCCCATCTATTTCTCTGGCGCCACCCTTGACGGCGCGGGTGATATCCCCTTCATTGGGTATCAAGTAAGCGCGGGGGATCGCCGCCTCGTCCTTGATCTTCCACTTCCATACCGTGACATAGGAAACCTTGTAACTGGCGGTCTGGACTTGCTTCGCCGGGCCGACCGCCACATCTGCGATTGCTTCAGGTATCGGGCTATCATCGCCCTGCGTAGCCAGCGCCGCCGCATCCAGTTCGGCCTGACGGGCCAACCTTTCGGCTTCCATCTGGGAACGGTAGACCATACAGGCGTGCTTCAGGCGAAGTGCCTCATTGTGTACGGGTTCCATAATAGCGTGGAACAGATTGTTCACCCGCTTGACACTTAGGTTCATCGGGCCAACGATCCCTTTGCGGTGCGTTTCGGAATTGCGCTCGAAGGTCAGGATCTCGGCATACCTCTCAAGGGCAGAAGCTTCCTGTTCTTCAGTAGTCACCTTAATGAGATCCTTGTAGTTCAAAAGTAGAAGTGCCTTGCTCTTAATGTCTTCCGGGATCGGAGCGATTACGATGGTTTCGTTTACCTCGGTCATTGGTATAATCTCCTTATTATTTATTCCGGTTCGATTCCTCTGCGGTAGTGGCAACCCCCCTTTCATTGCCTGATTTAAGCTATCATAACGTAAAGCCTGCGTCAATGATTATGGATTATAGCTTGCGGGCCAACCAGCGAATCAACCGATACCGCCAGCCACCAAGCAGATAGAACGTGAAATCTTGGATATCTAGGTTAACGCACCAGTCTACTTCTATACACAGATGTTCGGTGGTTTTATCCACCACGGTAAAAGCCCCGGACTGAGATATCTTGGCGGGGCCATCTTGCAGGTTCGTGGCATTGGTGACTTTTAAGCCGTAGCTTTTCATTTACCCCCCTACTAATAAAGCAGGCCGAAGGTTTCCCCCCGGCCCACTCATTCGCTATTCTGGCTGTTTAATTCAGGTTCGGCTTCGGCGTACCCGCAACCTTTTTGGTGGCCTTGGTGCTGGCCGCCTTGCTTGCGGTGGCGGGCTTCTTGGTGGCGATCTTGGTAGCCGCTTTTGCTTTCCCGGTGCTGCCGTCCACCTTCAGCAGATATGCCCAAGCCCGATCTTTTATCGTGGCTCCTGATCCGAACCACGAGGCCGCGAGGCTAGTAGCTTCAGGCGTTTCTTCCAGCTTTGACTTGCGGTATTCTCGGAAGTGATCGGTGTATTCTGACAGCGCATTGTACATCTGCCAGCAGGTGCCTTGGATCAGCGGGTTATCCTGCCCCGCGCCTTCGGTGCGCAGCCGGGTGATTTCCTCAAAGGATTTCACGACCGGCGCGTATATCTTTTCGATAGGTTCATACGGGCCGTAACCGAAGCAGATCCGAAGCATCTGGTCAATCTTGTCGGCGGTCATTTGTTTACCGGCGAGGTGGTCGGCTTCTTCCTGCCAACCTTCATAGAACTTCCGGACGATCCCGAGGATTTCGGCGGCGTCATCGACACGCGCCTTGAAACCGGAAGTATGGCGGGCATAGAATGACTGACCGGCCTTCTGGCTCAAAGCCATTCGTAACGTGTTCATACATACCACCCGGACGGGAGTATGGAACATCTGAAGGGCAAGGCTTCCATCGTGCGAGTTCATCAAGGTGACATACGGCGTGATTTCCTCGTTGGCCACCTTCATACTTTCCTTCAGGCGGGCCAGTATCCAAACGCGGGCACCGCCCCGGAGCGATCCGGCAGTTTCGTAGATGGCTTCGCCGGTTCCGATTACGGCATCGAAGAAGTTGAATGCGTCCTTGTTCTGAATAGGTGTGTACGCGCTGCCGACCACGCCATAACAACGCTGGTCGCTGTCGCGAACCATAGCCCGATAGTGCGGTACTTCAGCGTGGTTTGAAGCCAGCACCAACGGTTGCGGTGTGACCGTCCAATCCAGCCCGGACTTCTGAATAGCTTCGGCGGCGGTAACCAAACCGTCCACCGCAGTGCCTTGACCGTGCCACGGCAGGCCGTTTTCCTTGTTGTACATCATAGTTTCTACTTCGCTAGCCATTGTAATATTCCCCCTTAAAATTCCCTTTTATTTCTTGGATCCTTTGAGCGACTTGGCGATCACTACGACCGCGCAACTTCCTTTGTCCTTCCCGGACGTTACCCACCAGCCGCAGGCGGGCCCGGAGCAGAAGGGTCCATCTTCAAGATCATTCCGTAACGGGCAAACCACCGTCCGTTTGGGCGGCGCGGCGCTGGCCATTAGTGAAACCGGTTCATCGCTTTGCGATGGTTCCGCGCAGCGATCAATGGCGTGCATACCTTCTAGTAAACATTGCCGGGTGAAGAAGTCCACGGCTTCAGTGAAGTCCGTAAAGTATGCGCTGCCGCCAGATAGGAAACTATCGCCGCGAGTTGGAAAAACCTCGGTGTGTATGGCGTACCTGACCGGCGTGCCATCATCATCGTCATACGGTATCCGGGACAAGATCAGGCGGTGGCATTCCATATCAACGGTGGCCACCTTGTAGCCACTGATTCCGATAGTAGACCAGCCGCGATCGGCTTTCGGATTCTTTGGGATCTCATAGGTTGTCAATTTTTATTCTCCTTTTTATTCCGGCATTCCGATCATCTTAGATTCATTCGCTACTCCTGCGGGCGGTTCGTCCTTATTTATTTTCATTCACTTCAATGATATGGTCATTCGCGGTAATCATAGATTGCACGGTCGCGACTGCTGCAAATGAGTTGATCGCTTCCAGTACATAGTTGACTGTTTTCTCCGGCTTTTTTATAGTCACTATCCATTCGGTCATTTCAGGCTCCTTTATTCACTTGGATCAATTACTACATACTCACCGCACAGGGCGGCGATCTGGTTCAGTTCCGCGTCCGACTTGAAGGCCAGTGCAAGAAGCGTGTCAACGCGATCAAAGTATTTCTTTTCTAGGACTGACCGCAGCCCAAGATGGGCCACGATCAGGTTAATAACGGTTGACCTTTTTACCATCCCCATAGCCCCTACCTTGACAACATATCGTTGACTGCGTAGGATTCCTGCCGGTCGTGGTATCCGGGATCGCCGCAGATGCAACCAGCTTCTTGGCCTATCCAGTAGAGGTCGTGACCTTTGCCTACGCATTCGCGGGTTGCCGCTACCGGATCTTCACCGTAACGGGCAGCGTAGCCGGCAGCAGTTCCAACGTGGCCTTTCCGACCGTTGATCGTTACCAAATCATAGTCTTTCAGCGTTGCAATTCCCTTGTTCATTTTAAGTCTCCCGTTTTTTATTTCTGAGCTTTCCGGCTCATATCAACGTCAGCGTTTGGCGTTCATATCAACCGGGGAGTTCTGTAAACTGCGCAGGACCACGATCCGTTCCTGCCCCTCTTGTACCTCAACCGTTGCGTTCAGGCGGGGTTATCGTTGGTTGAATATGGCTTCGTGTTTTTCAAATTCTTTTTTCTCCGTGGGCTTTTCTCTACCCAACACCAGTTAATCACCCTGTAAAGCCTTTGTCAATACCTGCAAGGCTATTTCTGAAAATATATTTTTGAGTACACCGAAGTTCAGGACAAAAAGAAACCCCCCGGTGATGAAGCCGGGGGGTCGTGTAGGGGGAATATTCCGGGGACGCCACTCCCCAGCTATTTAATGCCAGTACCCGGAGAGGTAGTACTTACAACCAGAAGCCCCATCAAAAACGTCTATAATGCCAGCCGCACTTGTTTTAACTGTCAGTACCAGATAACCATACCCAACAATAGATAGAGACCTCGTAATCGCAGACCCATCTGTCCTAACGCCCATAGTAACCGCCGTGCCTTGGACATTGTGGACAAGTATTTCAACCACATCCCCGTCTGCCGCGATAGAGGCAGTTAAGTCCACATTTTCCCAATCATTAGACCCGCCCCCCGTTTTTACCGTGGTTAAGGCTACCTCAACGAAGTCCAGTGGTGACACCTCTGCGGCGGCACCGGCAACCCCTTGCCATATCTTCCCGGTGCTTAATGCCGGCAGAAAAGGGTCGGCTTCGGTGGCGACACCAGCGACACCCTTCCAGATTTTATCGGTCGTAAGCCCCGGTAAATCAAGGTTTTCATTCAAGCCCTTGATGATTGGATCGCCGTCATTAGTACCAGCAGTACACCGCCGGGCAACCTCGATCCAGTTCGCGCCGTCATAGAATAGCCAGATCGCGGCCCCGGCTGCGTCCATCGTGAAGTCGGCACCGCCCTGTGCCTGAATATTGCCGGTATTGTGCTTGATCACCACGGTGCGGGCGCCATCTTCCGGAGTCAGCATAATAACATCGCCGGTCTGACCGCCGTTGATCGTGTCCAGATCATCAGTAGCGGCATCGCTTTCAGTGTCCACCGTGTACCAAGCCGTGCCGGCAGCAACGCCGGCAGTTATGACACCGGTCGCGATCGTGAGTTCCGAGCTGGCCTCGAGATTCAGCGGGAGCTTGTGCTGGAAGCGGGGCTGAGTACCACCGAACATCTTGAAAACATTAGACATACCAACCGTACTACGCCGAGCACTACCAGTGACGTAAGCATCATCGGAATTTAGAGTCTCTATACTTTGTCCAGAGGCCAATGCCGCTCTCAGCGCACCTCGCCATAAAAGGTCTTCTAAATGTAAATTGCGAAATGTATCAGCGTCATCCTCCACCAACCACATATCAGTTCCAGCTTGCTTGAGTTTTAGGTCAGTGGTTTTCAGCCCATTCGCCCCGATATTGATATCATCCTCAATGGTCACTTCCCCGTCTTGCCCTTTCAGGTAACGCTGCTGATCACGCACATAAGTATTCATATTCGCGGCAGTGACGATCTCCCCAACCGTCCACGTTCGCGCCGTACTCCAAGCCATAGTTCACCCCCTGAAGGTTAGTCCTTGATGATTCCATCTGCCGGCAGATCGGCTACCGGTTCAATGTATTCCGGAAAGACCGGGTATTCTTCGCCGTCTACCAAGATCCGCTTGGCCCACGAAACCATATCAACGTAGGTTTTCTGGAAGGCGGCGCGCTGTTCCTTGTTCAGGCATCGCCAGTAATCAAAGACTGACATTTGCCCGAAGGTCTGGTTGATCCCCTGCCAGTTCACTTCACAATCATATTTGACGGCAGTTAGATCCCCACCTACGGAGTGATCCTCGGTTGTGAACTTCGGGCCTACACTGCTGGCCACGTTGATCGGCCCCGGAGCTTTCTTTTCGTCAGTCATTTGTCTCCCCCATAATTTCAATACTTGGCAGTTTGGCCACCGCCTCGGCAATGATCGGCAGTAATTCCTTGGAATGCAGCTCATTCTCGATCAGCAGGTTGGTCAACGGCTCTTTCGGAAACCAGTTGCGATGAACAAAACCCCTCGGGACTAGCAATGATTCGATCTGCCCGCGCTCCTTTGGGAACGGGGCCCGGATCACTTTACCCCCGACCGCCTCGTTGTGACAGGTTCCACAATGAAACAGTTCATCTTCAAACGCGAGGTCTGCGCCACCACAACCGAAGGGGCAGTCCACTACCCATCGTCCGTGATTCACGTAAGGCGCGGCGGTTTTTAACTCGCTGGTGGCCATCTGAGCCAGCGCAGGGCGGGCGCGTAGCATACGCCGCGCCACTGGTTTCGGGTTTGCCGGCAGGATATCTTCGGCGGTTTCCACTTTACTGATATTCATTCGTCCCCCTAATAAGCTAACTTGGTGCCACTATCCAGCGCACTATAATCAAGGCACCAGAATTCTTCATCTTCGGCATCACTGATTGAATACTCAACATCGTGGATACCTCGGTGCCTCTCTATTGTATGCGTCACCCTGTTAATATAAAAGTCCTGATCCATACCCATAGCGGTATTGATCACGTTCACCTTGTCGGATACCTCCCGGACGATCATCTGTTTCAGGTACGCCGCCGTCCTGTTCTTAATAACTTGCTTGACTTCCGGCTGCGGAGATTTGAACCGTGAAAGGTTGTAATCACAATACGCTTGGCCGGCAGTATAGTCGGTCATAAACTTGCCGTTGATCCGCAAGGTTCGTTCCTGATAATCTCGGATACTGTCAGCGTCCGAGGCCTTCGCGGTTACCTGCGTGGTGCCATCGTAGTAATCCCCCCGTAGCTTGCACAAGGTCAGGTAGACCAGCACGCCGGAATTGTTGGTGATCACCAGCGTTGCGCCCTTCGCCGCATCATATTTGACGATCGTGATATCGCTTGTCTTGTCGGTGCCGGTTCCGTCCGCAGCAGTGTTCGCGGTATAGTCGGTTGTGGCCACCGGCGTTGTGATCGCATTGGCGAAGTTGTCAAAGTTGGGATAGATCCGGATCGTTTCACCGTCAGGTATTTCAGTGGCGGTTTGCAACCGCCAAAGCTCGGCGCTGGTTACCAGTTCCCACGGCGTTATCGTGGCCCGAATCGTGTTGTATAGCGTTTTCATTCCGAAGGAATAGGAAAGGTCGCCCATCCCATCGGTGATCGTCCACCGGACAGTCTGGTGCGCTACTGAGTAGCGATGATACCGATCTTCATAAGCAGCTGCACCTTTGTAGTTGATATAGTAAAGCGATCGTTCGCTTTCTTCCAGATCAAGGATCGCGTTCCGGACGCGGATCTGCGTCCAGTGACCATAAGGCACCGTATCCTGACCGTCATCTATCTGCCGGCGGTTGATTCGGTTGTAAAGACGCTTGGCCCCGGTCACTGAAAGCGGTACATCGTGAACCATAAAATCATCGAAGAAGCAATCTGAGGTTAATCCCCACGGACTTCTATTGATGTGTATAGATTGTGCTCCGCAATCTGCAAAGAAATAGGTTGAATCTGTTCCTGTAAAAGCAACCGAAGCCCCATTGACAACCAACGTAAAACCAGTCCCATCTTGCGTCAGCGTCACCGTGTACCACTTGTAATTTTCAAGTATTGACGCAGTAATCAGCGAGGTAACCCTTACGTTCCCGACCTCTTGATAAATCTGTATTTTATCCCCTTTATTGGAAGTAGAAAGCCGAAGATAATTAGTGGAGTTATATCCATATATCCATAATATTCGCATTGAAGTCATATCATTTGTATGAAGGAAACTGAAGGTTACTGAGCCTTTAGTAGCGGCCTGTATAGCAGCAGAAGTAACGTGGGCGTATTGAGCAGTAGTAAAATACCGGCTTCGGGCGTTGCAATATCCCCACCGGCTACCGCCTTCAGTCGTGCCGCTGGTTAGCGTCATTGGAATATTCTCCGGGGATAAATCTTTGACGGTCGTGCCGTCTATCGTCCACGGATCGAAGGACCACCAGCCAACCAACCCGTTACGAGGTACTCCGTCCCATTCGGTTTCGGTCAGCAGCGCGTTTACCAAGTAGCCGGTTTTCTTGGTCTTCATAAGCGGCGGACTGATCTCTGCGCGGGCCTGATAGTCCAACCCGTCCAGACAGGTGATCGCGCATTGCTTGGAATTCCAGTGAGGTGTCGGCACGATGTTCTCGACGAAACCTTCAAACAGTTCTTTCTCAAGAGGAACGTGGCCATCCTCCCAAGTTACTACTGCCGGCAAATCTTCACTATGAATCTGGTACGGGCCTTCATCGTGAGTTGTCTCACCAATCGCTTCATTCATACGGGAGTCAAAGACTACCCCTTGCGGATCACTCGGCCCGTTCAACCCGACCCCGCCATTGCGATTCGCGGTTACTTCCGCTTGCCCCATCAGCCGGTTGTAAATGATGGTCCTGTCAAACCGGCCTTGGAAACGGTGGGCATATGAATCAGTCTCGGACGAACCTAACGCCAATTTGATACCAGCAGCAAACGTGGTTGCCGCCGTATGATAGTCGGCAGTTTGGTCAACCGCATCTAAATAAAGGTGCATCCGGCCACTGTCAATATCTTTATCCCACGTTCCGACCAGATGATAATAAGCGTCTCCATAAACAGCCGGGTCAAAGTAAATATAAGCAGCATCCCCATTATACGCATTCATCCAAAACAGCAAATAATGATTAGACTTCAAGACGATCCCGAAACCATCATTCCACGATGAATTATGATAGCCAAGTAATTGTGCATAAGACTGATAATTTGCGGCGGCAATGTACACCCACATCTCAATCGTTACCCGGTCAGTCAAGGTGGACAAGATCGCAGCTTCTTCAAAGGTGATTTTGCTTCCTGCCACTCCCGTAGTCTTCAAGGCATACCCGGCAACGGAAGTCTCCCGGACGCGGACGCGGCGGCGAGGAAGAAGGTTTCCATACAGTGGGCCGGAAGATAGCGAAGGACTGAAACGACCATCATCATTGCGTAGAATCAGTGAACACCTGCCGGGCTTGGCTCGATCTAACTCGCTATCCTTGCCGCGATCTATAACGACCTTGCGAACATACTCTGAGATATCTTCGCCGGTGCCACCGAAGGCACCGTCATTATCCCAATCAGCGTTTATTTCATAAGTTCCAATAGCCATTAAGCCCCCGCGTAAGCATCGCCAAATTCAAGACGTTGCTGCTCCGCTATTTTCTCCGCTACCTGACGCGCCAGCTTTTCGATTGCTGAATCGTCCGATAAATAAACCGGATCCTGAAAGATGAGGTTTATCGTTTGTTCTGATTGCCGCCCCTTCAGGTCAGCAATAAGATCTCGGATTACATCAGCAGAAAGTTGGTAGTCTGCCCAATCCTGATACGGCATTGATTCTTTAATACCGCGCACCATATCAGCCAACGCATCTTCCATAATCGCCGGATCTCGCAGCGATGGCGGGATAGCACCTTGAAGTGCTGCCATAATATTCTCTATAAGCGAATCACTGGCTATACCTGTTTCTGCTGCGATCCGCGCGTCCTCGATAGCCTGCTTCGCTTCCTTTTCCATCGCAGGCCACATACCTTTGATCAAGCTGATCATTACGGCTGTCGGGTTTGACGGCATCCCCTTCGCTTCCTGACCTTTCTGATACTCGGCGACCTTTTCACCTATCGCTGCCATCGTCTTCGGGAATAGTTGCGTGAGTTGGTTATACGCCCGCATAATGTCATCGCCATTTTCCGGGGCCCACCCTACGGTGCGCTCCATAAAACTACCGAAGTCTGACGAACCCCCGCTTACTGCCTGACCGGGAGACACCCCCACACCGGGTACATCACCCGCCGCCGCAGCAGCATTGATCAGCGCATCGGTCAGCGTATTTACTTCAGTCGTTGCGCCGGCAGCGGCGGTTCCAACATCGTCAATCTTCGGAGCAAGGTCGGTCGTTGCGGTGGTGGCCACTACGGCCGCTTCTGCTAAACCTTCCACGGCTTCTTGCGCTTGCCGTTCCATCACTTCGGCCATATCCGCAGTAGCGAGGTTTAATCCTTCCATACCGTCCGACTTGCTACCAATCAGCCCTTCCACCTTGTCGGTCAGCCAGCCAATGGCCTCGCCAACCTTCCCGAATATATCTATGATCGGCAGCAGCACGTTTTCCATAAGCCACTCAAGGGCGGCGGTCAAAGGTTCAACCGCCATCTCGATCAATTCGGTTAAAAAGACGATCAGCTTTGTGCTAATCAGTGAAGCGAGTTCCATCACCGGCACCAGTATCTTCATAAACAGTTCAAGCAAAGGCGGCAGCAAGGTCAAAGCCAATTCCATAATCGGCTCAAGCAGCAACATTACTGCGTCCAGTAGTTTCATCATCGTGGGCCACAATTCAAACAGTACCGGCAGTATGGTAGAAAATGCTTCCTGAAGGGTGCCAATGACCGGCACCAGCATAGCCTGAAGGAAGTCGGCCAACGGGATCACCACCGTGTCCAGTAGGTAATCGAGCAGTTCAGTGACCGGGCCGATGGCTTCACTCATTAACTGATTGAAGATGGCTATCAGTGGCGGCAGAATCGCGCTGACCAAGGCCGTGATTGGTTCAATTAACTTCAGGAATACGTCAAGGATTGGTTTCAAGAACGCCATCAGGTTACCGAAAAGATCAATTAGAGGTGGCAGCAGTTCATTGATTAGCGGCATTAGGGCATCCACGATACCGACCACACCTTCAGCCAATGGCTGGAAAGCCTCAATCATCGGGGTGATGGATTCCACGACCGCGCCGATGATCTCCACCAACGGGGATAGCACCGCGCTCATAAGTTCGCCAAGTTCCTGAATTGGTAGAACATCAACCAATTGTGAAAACTGATCGATCAGTGGTTGGAGTAACGGCATCAGCCCGGTGCCAAGTGTGATCATTACCGCGTTGAATTTTTCCTTTAGCATTTCAAGCTGCCGGGCCATACCTTTGTTGACTTCCTCATAAGCGGCGGTTGACGCACCGGCGGCATTGAAGGACGCTTCCAGATCGGCAGAAAAGGTCTCGGCATTATCGCCGGTCAGTGAAAGCACCGCGTTCAATCCTTCCACGCGGCCCATCATTCTTGAAAGTTTCTCCTGCGATCCACCGGCTGCGGCGGTTACCGCTTCAAGCGCGCCTTGCAGGTCGTTTTCTTCAAGCACCGCTGTTCCGCTTTCGTAGCCCATCGCCTGAAGCGCGGTGGTCATTTCATCGGTTGGCTTGATCAACGCTTGAATCGCTGCCCGGATCTGATTAGTGGCCACCGTGGTCGGCACACCTTGTTTGGTTACCGTGGCGATCGCCGCCGCGACTTCCTCAAACTGAACACCGGCTGCAGAAGCCATCGGTGCTACCTGAAACATACTGGCAGACAGTTCTGCGAAGGTAGTCTTACCACCTTTCACCGTGGCAAACATTACGTCAGCCACATTCGTGACTTCGGAAGCGGGGATCTTGAAGGCATTAAGCACCGTAGTCAAACCATCAACGGCGGTTTCGGTATCGGTGACACCACCGACCGCCGCCTGCGCCGAAACGCGCAGCATATCGATAGCCTCGCTTGCCGGCACTCCTGCGCTGATCGCTTGATATAGGGCGCCAGCCAGCTCGTCCCCGGACTTACCGACTTCTTTGCTTAGATCCGTGACCTGCTTATTAAGGTTTCCGAACTGTTCTTCGGAAAGACCGAGCATCGTATTGACCTCGCGCATCTTCCCCTCGAAGGTAGCAGCGGCCTTGATCGACGCGGCCCCGAAACCAGCCAAAGCGGCGGCACCCGCTACGGCAAAAGCACCGGCAGCTTTTGACAAACCACCGATGTTTTTCTTTAGGCCGGCCAGCTTTCCACTGGCTTCGTCCTTGGCATTCATTAGCAGGATTACTTCACGAACATCAGCCATTTTCTTGTTCCTGTTCCTCGGTGCCGGCAGCGCGTAGCATTTCGAGCCATATCGCTACCATTGCCGGTTTCATCTTCTTCACGTTCCGATTATGCTGATCTTTGGAAGCTATCAAGGCGCGGTGTTCAAGGATACGAAACACAAGTTCCGGATCTTGATTCAAAGCCTCGGTAGGGGTGCAACCGAAAGCACTGCAAACGGTATCCAGCAGGTTGACCTTCGGATCTGCGATCGGCCCACCATCGACTATTTCTGCGAAGAGGGCCGCGAGGCGTTTTTTCGTCTAGCCGGAACGTCATATTTCCCTTGTGCAAGCTTCGCGAGGTATGCTACTTCTTCCTCGTTAAGGTCCATAATTACGTCCACGTTTTTGTAAGGTTGAGAAAGCGGGTTTCCTTCAAGATCCGTCCAGTTCCAGCCCACGACCTTTGACGCGATCTGTTCGCACATCACCCGGAAAGTCTGCTCCAAGCGATCAAGCTTTTCTCGGATCACCTGCTGTTTCAGCGTTTTTCCCTCGGGAGTAGCTTCATCTATTTCCTGAAGGTCTTCCTTACCGACCTCGGATAAATTGGTGTAACTCAGGTATTGCTTGATTGAGCCCACCGGGATCAGGTCTACCCATTCGCCAGTGTGTACAGGGTGAGGCGTGCCGGTCTTAATCACTACGCCCCCTTTCGTTTCCCTGCCCGTGTGAATGATACAATCGTCCGAAGGTATCCTAACCGGCGGTATCTTGAATTTGAGTTCTGCCATATTACTATTCCCCCCATTATTCACTTGGTTCATATTCGCTTAGGAAACCGCGCGGGTTAGCACGCCATTAACTTGCAGCTCGGTATCATACCGGAGCGCATCGCCAACGTCTGCGGCGAGGCGGTAGGATTTCACCAGCGCGTTGCCGGTATAGTTCGGGTGATCGGCGGAGGCGGATTCGCCGTCCGGCTGGAATATGATCGGTGATTCACCGGAGCCGATTTTTCCGAAGATGGTAGCGTCACCCTGCGCAGCAGCGAGATCCGCAGCACCGCGAACACTTAACTTGCCGGTGGGTAAACCCTCGACAAACTCCGAACCGCTATCCGCGAAAGCCGTAACTTCCGGCAGGTTCACATCGATGGACATCTCCACCGAGGCCAGTTCGTCTTCAAGGGATATGCCCCCCAAACTGAAATTGGCATTTTTTGCAGCTACTCTACCCATTGTTAAAACCTCCTGATTATTATTATCTTGCAGCGATCGACCATTACGCTACGCCTTGCTCCTTGCCCACCACTATCAGTAACGTCATTGACGTACCTGTGAAGCCCGTGATATTGACTTGTTTCCACGCTTCCGTGGCGAGTATCGTCGACAACCGCCAAACGCCCACACCGCTAATTGCCTGTTGTAGCCCGGTGATCAGCGCGTAAGCATCGGCGCTGCCATCATCTGAACTCTGTTCGATATCCACCGTCAGCTCGGTGCCATCAAAGGCGAGACACCTTATAACAGTTACGAACTTTTCACCTGCGTCAGTCACCCCGATATTCTGGTTGCTGTTTGTGATCACCCCAGTTGCGGTAACCGCGCCGTTACTGAGTACGGTCGACCTGACAGCTGCACCGTTGGCCTGCCATTCGATATTGAGCAGGATAGCCCCGGAAACATCCACTGGCCGGCCTTGCGTTTTACTGCGCGCCCGGAGTTCGTACCCGATATCCCCGTAACTTGAGTCATTCCCCGGATATATACCGAGGTAGTGATCTGCGCCGTCCATCACTCCCCACATTTCTTCATCATAACCATCATCGTCAGGATCAAAGAAACCGTTTAGCGAAACCTTGGAGCTTGCTTTGCCTTCCACGAATTCGGTGCCGGCATCCGCGAAACAGGTTACGTCCGGAAGGTTGACATCCGTACTGAATTCGGCCTTGTTGGTACGTCCGGAGAAGTTGAATTCATCAACGTAAATACGACTTCCCTTGCTTGCTGATCTAACCATTGTCTACCCCCTCTTGAACTGGTCGCGAATTCCTTCACGCCGGGCTTGTTCTGAATTTTCCCACCACGCTTTAATAGCGTTAGCCTGTTCGTCATTCTGGTAGTATTCCATCGCCTTATCGTACAACATCTTTTTGATATTGAGACCTGTGGCGGTATCTTCCGGGCCAAGCACTATGACGGTGCCGGGATCGACCCGGAGCTGCGTGTTGATCTGAAGCTTCACCCTCGCAACATAGAATTCCTCACCCGGTTTCAGGTCAGCCCGGTTGTAGCTGATCGTTACGACCGGCTCCTGCGGGATAGACTGAAGTTGTGCCAGCTCCTGTTTCTTGGATTTCACCATTAGAATACCCCCTTGGTCACTGCGCCATTTACCTGAAAGACGGCGCGTGCCGATATCTTATCTCCCACCCGCGAAGTGATTTCATAGTCATCGAGGAAACACACTCCGGAGTATTTCACCTTGCCCGTTGCAGATCCGCGTGGCCCATACTGAAAGGCCGTGGCCGTTTCACTATTGTACAACCCGCCAAGCGTAGCGTCTACCATATTGGCATCGTCCGTCCACCTGAACGAAACCTCGAACTCGCCTTCAGGAAGCGTTCTTACGAAGGTGGCGCCACCATCTGCGAATGCCGTAACGACAGCCAGCCCGACCTTGCCCGGTAGTCCGGTGACTTCCGTCACATACGCAGAAAGATCGCGGCTCGTTGAACCAATATCGGTGATCTTGAATACCGATCGTTTGCTATCAAATATATTCTTGGTCATATCACTTCCCTGCTATGTAAGCGGTAACCTGCCCGCCGATCTCATTCACTGCCTGCTGAATTTTACTGCGGTTTCGATCGAGCACACGTTTGTGATACCGGTTCGGCTTAGTAGCCTTGACGTATTTGGTGAACACCCACCGGCTACCATTCCAGAAACGTAGGAACTTCTTCTTGCGCGGGACTACCGGCCCGCGACCATCCCGGACGATTGCACCGTAGAAGATCCCCGAAGCGGAGCGCGCGCCCTGCCGTACCTCGAGGCGCGGGTTATTTATATTCCCGATGATCTGGAAGATGGTAGACCTACGCAGTGATCCGGCCTTGTGGGCCGGTGCGTACTGATCTCCGGGGCTTCCCTTCCCCCTCGGCGTTTCATCCGCAAGGGGGCCACTACCCTTCGCCGGCACAAGGATCTTGCCGATCTTCCGCAACCCGTCATTCATTGAGATTTTAATCACGGTATCAACGCCGGCCAGATCATCGGCCAGATCATCAAGTCCGGAGCTATCGCAGGTGAATAATTCCTTGTTCATTCTTGCCTGTCCGGGTCGACAGTTTCGTCGACTTTGATCTTCACGCGCTGACCAACCCAAGCGCCGTTTTCAACCTTCAGCGGTTCAGGCGGCACGGTATAGTCAACGCCCGCCGTGATTACACCAGCGCAATCGTCAAGGAAGGGGTACTGAGCTATGACTCCCGTTACCTTGGCGCGCTCGGTGTCCAGCTTTGCTTGAACATCCGATAGTTCCCCGGAATACTTTACCCAAACCTCGACGTCAATCTGCCAAGTCCGGACTAAAAGGCCGAAGGTTTCTTCTTTGGTCAAAGCATCGTCCTTCCTGATAATGACAGCGCGGGCCGGTGCCTTCGCTAATATCCGGTAGTCATTGGCCACAGCGTTAGCCGTGGTGAAGTCGGCGTGCTTCCGGATCACTACCAGCAGGGCGGTTTCAATAAGTGCATAACTCATTTAATCTTCTTCCGTTTCGATCAAGGACCTTGATCCGGGATAGGTGTACTGGTTACGCTTAAACAGTGGTTTCTTTCGGTTGCCGTCTGCATCCTGCGCGCTACCTGTAAACAGGTTCGCGGTCAGCCTGCGCCGCATACCTGCCCGGATCCTTCGCTTCCTGATCACGTCCAGCGCCGCCTTGAACTTGGCGTTATACCGGGACGCTCGGCTTTGCCCGGTGCTTTCGGTTTCGCTGTCAGGAATGTAAGAACCTTCCGGCATCGTATCCAGCAAGGTCGCTGCCGCCCCGTATTCGGTGACTGAGGCGAGGAAGCCGTATGCCGTAGGGTAATCAGCCTCTACCACCGGAACGGCGTAACCGTGGGCATCCAGCTCGCGGTTAAGGTCCATCGCGGCATTATCCAGTTCGGCCTCGACCTGAGTAGTGCTTGGAACGGTCGTACCCGAAAACGTCCGGCTATCAACCAGATCACCAATCAGTCGTTCGATTCCTGCCACTGTGCCATAGGTATTATCTCCTACTGCCACTTCTGCCCCCTTTGGCCACCTTGCTTACCTTGGTCACATTGCTTGACTTGCCCGTAGCGAGAATGGTCATAATGTCATCGACGCGACCGTGAAGAATCACCCAGTTATCGGTGAACTCTAAACGTAGCGCGGCAAAGTCTTTCTCCATATTTTCAGTTCGGTGGGATAGCCCGTTGTGTAAGGTTGCGTTAATATCCAGTAACGAGGCTTCAACCGTTTCAATCGGGCAACGAGCGTGGATTACTTCAAGATCGTGTATCCGTAAGTCAATCGCCTTTTCTTCTTCCGTGTCTCTTTCTTCCTGCAATTGAAGATACCTGCGCCGGTCAAGATATCTCGTTATCAGGTAGAAGGTTATAAACACCGCCGCCGATATTAAGGTAGCGACAATCGTATCTGACATATCGCCCCCTTAATTTGATGCTAAGAATGCCCAAAGGTTTACCGTTGCACCGTCCGGCCCCGCCGCCAGCGAACACCGTATCAAGTAAAAAGGATAGTAGGTTGTCGATTGCTGGTTACCCGCCACGCCGGTCAGCGCGTCAAACGAAGCCCCGATTTCCTCAACACCTGCTGCGCCTACCTCGGCGGTTTTAGTCGGCGCGCCGTAGACCTGAGTGGATAGCGTTTTGTCCGTGGCATTATTCACCACTACGTTCAGCTTTGACTTGCCGCGCGCATCCACCCGGAAGTCGTGATCATCGGCATCATCGCCAACGTAACTTGCACTAGCGTGGTTCGGTCTTTCTACCTGACGGTATGGAACATCCGGAGCTTCCATCACTGCCATATTTTCTGCTGCCATTTTTCCACCTCTCTAAAAATGATAGGCTAAACCGTTAGCCTTACTAACAACCTAGCCTATCATTATCCGTGCGGTAACTCCGCTCTGCTTCGGCTAGGATAAGCCGAGAAACCCTTATGCGGCAGGAGGCCAAAGCCCCCCACCGCTAGGTTTTATTATTCAATTATTAAGCTTCGGGATCGGCTTCAATGACCTGCGGCCAGTCGCTTTTATGCTGCACAGGACGCTTCAAGTCACTATCGCCACACTTCGGGCAATCGTCGAACGGGGCTACTACCCGCGTCCCACAAGATCCGCACCGAAAGTCCTTTACTGAACGTTTTCTCTCTGCCATTTTTATCTCCCTATGCCGGGTTGGCAGCGGTCAGCCCGCCCGTTAATACGTTAAAGTTACCGGCCCATTGATCGCCTGACGCACCAACGACATACAGGGTCGCGCTATACGTGCCACCGAGCTGGTTATCGGTAACGGCATTTGCTCCGGAACTCGTGCCGGACAAGTCAATGCCCATCGCCAGCACCGCAGCTACCTCGCCGGCAGCGTTGATCCCGTATTCCGATATGACATTGCCCTTGATGGTGCAAACGCGACCATTAAAGTTCATACCGATCACGCACGAGTTGAAGATGTTGTGAAGTACCTTCCAGCCGCTATACGAAAGCCCACCGGCCTCGACGCCAAGTATCCCTGCGCCATAGGTGGCGGTGTTCAGGTACATAAACTCGTTGCCGATAATCTCCACATTGTCGGAATTGCAAACCGGGGAATAGATGGCGTTCCACGAAGCCGTTTGCCCCTGAAAGCGGTTACCGATAATCTTGGCATAGTCCGCGCCACCAAGCTGGATCGCTGAAGGCAAACCAGATCCGTATGCCGGCACGGAGAAACGGGTGTTTAAGACCGTCACATAGCCGGCAGTGATGGATAGACAAATGGTATCAGCTGCACCAGTCCAACGCGCCTGACCGTAGCCAGTGCCCATTCCAATGAACGTAACCCCCGCCTTGGCGCAGACTATGTTCTCGGAGAAGGAACCGAAGTAGGCGATGGTGTCACCGGCAGAACATAGCGCGTATGCAGCCGCGATGGTGGCCTTCGCTACGTTCCAGTTCTTCCCGGAGTAACTATTGCTGCCGTTCACTGAGTCGGCATACCAAACATCCCCCCGGAGTCGGGGCTCAAGCCCGTCAATCTGATCGGCTATTAGATGATCTATTCGTGTGATTCCACGAAACCTCATTGATTTTTCTCCCTTTTAGAGAATTGCGCGCCCCCCCGAAAGGGGGCCGCATTCAATCATTCTTTAATCTACGCAGGCACTCAGGAAGTAGCCAAGATCCGTGCCGGTGATCTTGTCATCGAAGGCGTGCTTGCCTTTCAGCAGGTCACGATCGCGGTTATCCTCGCGGACGTTGGAGACAGGTACGGTTAGCCCGCCGGCCCCCTTGATCTTCCACACGAAGGTGTAACCGGAAGCCGGTACACGCAGGCCCGGACGGGGTGGCACGTACATCAGGAGCGCGTTCTTGCCCCAGATATAATCGGTGTCAGCGCTGGCACCTTCGGCGGCTTCGTCCTCGATCGCCTCACCAACGATCAGGTTATCGACCCGGAGAGCCTTTTTGACTTCATCAAGATCGAGGATCCCAACGCCGGTGTATTTGAACTTGTCCGTCAGTAACGGATGTTCAACCAGTACGTCCAGAACTTCCTGCCCTATAACCAGCGTATTCGGTTTAACGCCGGTAGACTTCTGGATA